GGTATATGGCGACAGCAATAAGTGAAATGCGTGAAGTTTCTGCACCTCCGCAATCGTTTGCGGATAGTTCGTATAATCCATTTGAGGTAAATGTATCATGAGTTTTCTAGCTCCGAAAATGACTCCACCACCTATGCCACCTATCCCGCCGGTTCCACCGGCTGCGCCGATTAGTGCGCCGGATACCAAGGCTGAGGACAAGTTACGGGCAACCATAAAGCGGCGTAAGGGCAGTTCATCTACGTTGATGACATCTGCAACTGGTTTGACAGTAGAGCCTGAAACCTCGGCTATGTCCCTGCTCGGTTCAGCGAAGGAGTATTGAGATGGGTAGTATTTTTAGTCCGGCCCCTGATGTTCCGTCAGCTCCGGCAGTGCAGCCCAAGGCAGCTGTAAGGCCGACCAGTGTTGTGAATGTTGGTGACACCAAGGAAACAGGCACGAAAAAAAGGGTGCGGCGTGGTGTCAATCGCCAGAGAGTTCCGGCAACTGTTATGGGTCAGGAACCAGCTGGCAACACAAAGAAAACGCTCTTAGGACAGTAGTATGTTGATTAAAGAGCCAGACCAGCAAGCCATAGAGTTGCTCAAGCAGCTGGGATATCTTGAGAACTACCGCAAGACTTGGGAAAATCACTGGCAAGAAATCGGCGATTACATAATCCCGCGCAAAGCTGACGTTACGACTAGTCGCACAGCTGGTGACAAGCGCATGGAAAAGATTTTCGATGCGACAGCGATTCATGCAGCCGAGTTGTTGTCGGCTTCTTTGCATGGCATGCTGACCAATCCCAGCTCCAGATGGTTTGATCTTCAGTATCGTGATGATGGCCTAAATATGGAAGACGAGGCGAAAGAGTACCTCGAGGGTCAGGTTGATGTCATGTACAAGGCATACCAGCGATCCAACTTTGCCGAGCAGATTCACGAGCTGTACCATGATCTTGTAACCTTTGGTACAGCTGTAATGTTTATAGAGGATGTTGAAGGTGATATACGTTTTTCTACTCGACATATATCCGAGTGCTATCTTTCCGAGGACGATTTCGGGCGGGTGGACACTGTCTTTCGCCGTTTCAAAATGCCGTTGCGTGCAATGGCTAAAAAATTTGGCAAAGAAGCACTGAGCGAAAAACGTCTGGGTGAGCTCGAGAAAGATCCATACAAGGAGGTCGAGGTTGTGCATGCTGTGATGCCGCGTGATGACAGCATGATCCAGTATGGCAAAAAGGATGCAGTTAACAAGCCTTTCAAGAGTTGTTATGTAGATCCAGACAGCAAGACAATCTTGCGTGAGTCCGGCTTTGACGAGTTTCCATATGTATGCCCGAGGATGTTCAAGGCATCCCATGAGCTGAGTTATGGCAGATCTGTTTCGATGGTGGCATTGCCTGACGTTAAAATGCTGAACGCCATGTCGGAAACTACAATCAAGGCTGCGCAGAAGCAGGTTGATCCACCCCTGATGGTTCCTGACGATGGGTTTATGCTGCCCGTTCGCACCAAGCCTTCCGGCCTGAACTTTTACAGATCAGGTACACGGGATCGTATCGAGCCTTTGCAGATCGGTGCGCAGAACCCGCTCGGGCTGAACATCGAGGAGCAGCGGCGCAACCATATCCGTAGCTGCTTTTATGTTGACCAGCTGATGATGGCGCAGGGGCCACAGAAGACAGCAACCGAGGTTCTGGCATTGACTGAAGAGAAGATGCGCATCCTGAGCCCGTTACTGGGTAGGCTGACAGCCGAGCTGCTTAACCCCATGACAAACAGGGTTTACAATATTTTATCGCGCCGTGGCCTGTTTGCCGAGCCCCCAGAGCAGCTCAGTGGCGGTGATGTTGATGTCGAGTATGTTTCACCGATTGCCAAGGCACAACGCCGATCAGACATTCAGTCGATCATGCAGATGTTTGAGCTGCTCAGTCCGTTGGCTAGTATCAATGCAGGGATCTTCGATCACTTTGATTTTGATGGTTTGATCCGTCATATACTTAAGACACTGGCAATACCTGCAACCATCACCAAGGGTGAAGGGCAGGTTGCCGAGGATCGAGAAAACGCCCAGATGCAACAGCAGCAGCAACAGGAGCTGGCAGAGGTTTCACAGATCAGTGAGGCTATGGGTGCAGCTGCGCCAATGGCAAAGGTCTTACAGAATGATGGTGGCCTAGGTTAGATAAAATGGCAAAAAAGGTTTTGACGACTAAACAGAAATCTACAATGAAAAAACATGCTGCGCATCATACGAAAAAACACATGACGTTAATGCGCAAACAAATGAAAAGTGGTTCGACTTTTACAGCCGCTCACAAAAAGGCAATGAAGAAGGTAGGAAAATAATATAGAAAAAAATTATAACCGTGTTACTGTGGGGTGTTAAAAATTGTTACTTAGAAGCGTCCCGAGTTATGGCTTGGGGCGTTTCTTTTTAAGATACTCTGGCTTGGGTGTTGGTTTGGTTTGTAGAGACTGCCAAACACTAAGGCGAATACGTTTGCAATTAGTGTTCCAAGGCACAGCCGCACGAACCTTAACCCATTTATGACCGATTTGAGCTTCGACCAAACGATAACCACAACCGACATGAGGCCAGAGGTGGTCGTTAAAATGTCCGTAAAAATATTGTTTTTGCATTAGTACAGATCCTTTTCAGGTATTACATGCTTGGCACGCCGCAAAACTTTGGCAACTGTATTTTCGTGAATGGCTTTACATTCCCTGTCTGGGCATATGTAACCTTCAGATATATACAGCCAAACGCCATCGTTCGGGTGTTCCACGCTGTAATCATAAAAGCGAGGGTCATTTTTTATTAATCTATCAAGTTGTATACTCATCAGATTAGATCCTTTGTTTGAGCAACGACTGCTTTGAATTTTCGATTAGACAATGCAGGTAGGCTGACCCAGAAGGTGACAACCTTGCCGTGTTCCGACAATCGACCCTGAACCTTTGACAGTCTGTTTCTGCCTAAACAGTCAGTACCGTCTGGGGCAAAGCCCAGTGCTTTGTCGATCCAATTTTCAGCAGCTTCGATGCTGTCTACCTGTTTGATGCGTTTTTGCTTGCCATCCACAAACAAACGGATGGCAAACTTTTTTGTGTAAACCATAGTCTTATCCTTTCAGATTAGGCCACGGCAACACGGTTATATTTACAATGTAAAAGAGCTGCCCTTTTCGGGTTCTTGCCTACATTATACCACACTGGTTTTTGAAAAATGCCCAAAACCCGCAGAAAACAGCCATTTTTGGGGTGTCAAAAAATTAAGTGATTGATTTTAAAAGAAAAGAAAGTTGTGGATAACTCGAAAAAAAGGCTTTTTTCGGTTTTTGAGGTTTTTTGAAAAAATGACAGATGAGACAGAATTTCTTGCGCAGCGCGAGCGTTTGGTCGATGCAGCCAAGGAAATTTTTACCAGTGATTCCGGCGAGATTTTGCTGGAGCAGCTGAAGAAAAACTACGGCTTTTATTCGCCAAACTTTTCTACCGAGCCACACGAAACATCTTACAGGGAAGGGCAGCGCAGCGTTGTTCTTTATCTTATGCAACTGATTACCGAGGAGCCTAAACAGCTAGAAGGAGAGTAGACAGATGGCAGATGAACAGGTAGCGGAGGTCGCACAAGCGGTAGCCCCGTCTGTAGAGGAAACATCCAGTGATTGGCGCAGTATGTTGCCGGAAGATCTGAGAGATCACTCGGCACTGACTTCCATAAATGATGTTCCAAATCTTGCAAAAAGTTTTGTAAATGCGCAGTCAATGATTGGCAGGGACAAGATTGCAATACCATCGCAGCATTCGAGCCCAGAAGATTGGGATCAGGTTTATGAAAAACTTGGAAGACCAGAAGGGCCAGACAATTATGAAATGGAGCTGCCCGAAAATTCCAACGAAGATCTGGTTGGCTGGTACAGGAATACAGCGCACGAGCTAGGATTGAACAATGCTCAGGCCCAGATGCTGGCAAACAAATACAACGAATTTGCAAGCGCGCAGCTCGAGGCTAATACGCCTGATGTTGTTGCGCTACAAAATGAACAGGCTGGTATTCTTAAAAAAGAATACGGCGCAAAGTTTGACGAAAACATGTCTTTAGGCAACTCAATTGTGACCGAATTTGGACAGGAAGGCATGACAGAATTAGTGCTTGCGGATGGAACCCGTCTGGGTGACAGCGCAGTCTTTGCACAGACAATGGTATCAATCGGGGAGTTTATCCGAGAGAGAATTTCAGAGGATGCTTTTGAGGGTATCTCACAGGCGCAAGGTGGACTATCGCCTGATGATATATCAGACCAGCTGCTGGAAATCGAGCGAGCTGATAGTCCGTTATTTGACCCAATGCATTCTCAGCATCGCGAATATGTTGAAAGAAGAAATCGCCTTTATGAGTTAAAGTATCCAGAAGGCGATTAATCAGGGTAGCGTTTAACGTCCTGTTGCTTGCTCGAAAGTAGAGCCGCTCACCGTTGCGACAACGTAGGTAAGTCCGTTTTGGGTAGCTAACCGAATTAACCTTAAACTTAAATGACTTAGGAGGTTTGACAATGTCAAATCAAATTACCACTGCGTTTTCTCAGCAGTTTGGGCAAACAGTCCAGCTACTGAGTCAGCAGCGCGGCAGTATTTTCAGAAATGCTGTTCGCAATGAGTCAGTCGTAGGTGAGAAAGCCTTTTTTGATCAGGTTTCCTCAGTAGCGGCTATTAAAAGGACGACCCGCCACAGCGATACTCCACTGACTGAAGTACCGCATTCTCGTAGGCAGGTTACTATGTTCACCTATGAATTTGCTGATTTGATCGATGACGCTGATCAAGTGGCAACAATCATAGATCCAACATCTGCATATGCACAATCAGCAGCAGCCGCGATGAACCGCGCTGTTGATGATGAAATCATTGCAGCTGCAACGGGAACAGCGAAAACCGGCAAAGCGGGTGGAAGTGATACTGATCTTGCTTCATCCCATATTATTGCTCACGGTTCAGCTGGGCTAACAGTTGCTAAATTACTTTCTGCAAAAGAGCAGTTGGATTTAGCAAGTGTCGATCCATCTATTCCACGGCATATTGCTGTCGGGCCTCAACAGATCAAAGACCTGTTGAACACGACTGAAGTAAAATCAAGCGACTTTAACACCGTCAAAGCATTAGCTCGAGGCGAGTTAAATTCATTTCTTGGCTTTACTTTCCACATGTCCACCCGTTTGGCGTTAGACAGTACCACGCGAACTTGCTTCGCATGGGCTCAAGACGGCATTCTGTTGGCTGTTGGTCAAGATGCTAAATCCCGTATTGAAGAAAGAAGCGACAAGTCATTTTCTACGCAGGTGTACTACAGCCAGACTGTTGGTGCTACCCGCATGGAAGAAGACAAAGTTGTTTCTGTTCTTTGTACTGAATCTTAAAGGAGTATCAAAAAATGGGTACAGTATATTCAGTCCAAAAAACCAAATGGGATCAGACAACGCCTTCGGACATGATCAAGCCAAACGAATTGGCTGGTCGAGTTCGTGTCGCCTATGGCCTTTATGAGGCTTCAGCGGAGCAGTCTGATATTCACATGTTTAACTTGCCAAACGGCGCACGCATTATCTCAGGCGAGTTAGTGCATGATGCTCTAGGCAGTTCAACAACAGCAAGTGTGGGTCATGCAGCTTACACAAACTCAGCCGGCACAGCGGTCGCCGCTGATGTTGACGAGTACAAGGCAGCTGCAGCATCTACATCAATTACAACTGTGGCCTGTGCAGCTACTACTGCCCTTGGCAAATTCAGTGTGATTGACGCTGACAAAAGCGGCATACCCATCACCGTATCGATTGCCGGTGCTAATGGCACTGGAACAGTCGAGCTTGTGATGCTCTATGTTGTAGACTAAAGGTGTGGGGGGCTTTGGCCCCCCATTTCTTTTCGGAGGTTTTTCATGGCAAGTGATGTTGATATCTGTAATGCCGCGCTTAACAATATTGGCGCGTCAAATATTCTGTCGCTTACTGAAGACAGTAAGGCTGCGCGAGTTTGTAACCAGCGTTACCCGATTATCCGTGATGCTGTTTTCAGAACGCATCCTTGGAACTGCCTGATCCGGCGGCTTGAGCTGGCTCAAGGTGCTACGCCCAGCTACGAATATGCCTACAGCTACCCTCTGCCTAATGAGCCGTTTTGTCTGCGTGTGCTTGAGGTTGATGGCGAGGCAAGTGGGGTCACCTACGTTGTTGAAGGTCGCAGCATCTTGTCAGATGAAGGAACGATGAAGATTAAATATATCTCGAGGGTTCTCGATGCTAATCAGTATGACACTTTGTTGATTGAGGCACTTGCTGCAAGGTTGTCCAGCGAGCTGGCCTACCCGCTTGCTAATTCCACCAGCCTACAGGCGCAGCTGTTTAACATCTATGAACACAAGATCTCAGCTGCCCAGTTTGTTGATGCAACAGAAGGCACACCCGCCGAGGTTACCAGCACTTACTTTACTGATGCGAGGCTGTAATGGCAAAGGCGAGTTATGCCTTTAGTGCGTTTACTGCTGGCGAAGGGTCGCCTCGATTAGAGGGCCGTTTTGATCTCAGCAAATATTTTTCCATGTGTTCGACACTGGAGAATTTTACAGTTATGCCCCACGGCGGGGTCGCTCGCAGATCCGGCACAAAATACGTTGCCGAGGTCAAAAGCAGCTCACTTTCAACTAGACTGATAGGATTTGAATTTTCAACAGAGCAGACATACATTCTGGAACTGGGCAACCAGTACATCCGTTTTATCAAGTCCGGCGCACAGATCCGAGAGACTGCAAAAAACATAACGGCAATAACCAAGGCCAACCCAGCTGTCGTGACATCCAGCAGCCACGGTTTTGAGAATGGTGAGGAGGTTTTTATTTCTGGTGTTGTTGGCATGACTGAGGTGAACAGCCAGAATTTTAAAATAGCTAACAAAACAACAAATACGTTTGAGCTACAGGATATGAGCTCGACAAATGTAAACTCTAGCAGTTTTACAACTTATGCTTCAGGCGGCACAGCTGAACGTGTATACACTGTTTCTTCACCGTACCTGACTGCTGAACTGTTTGAGTTGCAGGTCGCGCAGTCAAACGATGTTATGTACATCGTGCATCCAAATCATGCGCCAAGAAAACTGACGCGCACAGGCCACACAAGCTGGACGTTAACAGAAGTTGCCTTCGAGCTTGGCCCGATGATGGATGAGAACAACACGACTACAACACTAACGACAAACGGCCTGACAAGTTCAGTCACTATAACGGCATCAGCTGTTACCGGCATCAATGACGGCGCAGGGTTTCAGACTAATGATGTTGGCAGATTGATTAAAATGCTGGATGGTTACGCAAAAATTACAGCGCGTAATTCGACAACAGAGGTTGTAGCAACAGTACAGACCAATGCAGATCTGCGCGATGAACTATTACCGGCCTACACAGCTGCAACAATAAGTTTTGCAGAGGGTGATCCTGATAGCACAGCTCTAGAGCACAATGACA